TTGACACCTTCTTCACAAAAATGCCACTCATTACCGGTGTCTCCTACTTCTACCGACACTCCTATGAAATACGAACCCATGCTGCCTTTTCCCATCCTAAAGACTACGCCAACCGGCAAACGTCCAAAGGCTACTTCACTAACGCATTCTCTGAATGGTCACGACACATCGTACACCACATCAAAGATCATGGACTCCCCTTCTCTATCGAAAACCTCACAAACACACAGATCCTCGAACGACTTCGCTCCTTCTTCATCGAACACGCGACCTCAATCTACACTCGAAACCAAATCTCCGAACGCAATGGTCCTCAAAAACAACGACCTATTTACGCTATGGACACACTCTTTCTACATCTCGAATGTATGATTACTTTTCCTCTCCACGTCATGGCTCGATCTATCGATTCCGCCATCATGTACTCGTTTGAAACAATCCGCGGCGGCTGCGCTTTCATGGACCAACAAGCCAAGAAATACCGCTCCTACCTCTGCATCGACTGGTCTTCCTTCGACCAACGCATGCCATGGATTATTGTTGACACATTCTTTACGTGCTTTCTCCCCTTCCTGCTCATCATCAACGCTGGATACCACCCGACTGCCGAATACCCAACATACCCCGATCTCACCGCTGACAAGCTATTCTACCGGCTTTTCAACGTTCTGTGTTTCCTCCGACTCTGGTACTACAACTGTGTATTCTACATAGCTGACGGTTTTGCTTACATTCGCATGTTCGCAGGCATCGCTTCTGGCATGCTCAACACCCAGTACTTAGACTCATACTGTAATCTATTTCTAATGATTCACGGCCTCATCCACTTTGGATGCACTGACGACGAAATTCTCCAAATCTGCTTTGTCATGGGCGACGACAACGTCCTCCTCACTCACTGGCCTCTTCACCGCTTGAACACTTTCCTCGATTGGTTTGAACAACACGCTCTCTCTCGCTTCGGAATGGTCTTATCTCGCAAGAAATCATTAATTACCCAGATTCGTACTCGCATCGAAATGCTTGGTTACCAATGCAACGCTGGCGCTCCCAAACGCTCCATCCCCAAACTAGTTGCTCAACTTTGCTTTCCTGAACGCGGACTCGATCCTCGTTACATGTCATCCCGTGCTATCGGAATGGCTTTCGCTGCTGCTGGCTCTGACCCCATGTTTCACTCCTTCTGCAAGGATGTTTACTGGACCTTCAAGCCCTACGAACCCGAAATCTTCACTGAAGCTGACGAACTCCGTCTCCAGAAAGATCTCCCTGGATATTTGAAATATCTCGCCACCTACGAACCCGACTTCAAACTCGACCATCTTTCGTTCCCATCAATCCACGATGTCCGCTCTCGCTATGCCACATGGCAAGGTGAACTCAACCGTGACTCAAAATGGAATCCTTCCCACTTCCTCAAGGATCCAGATTATGCTCCCAATGGCTCTATTACTATGCAACAGTTCATGGACGAACATTCCATAAACTTTCCTGACGTCCCCGACGTTTATGCATTTTAACGCTACACGCCCACTTTTTGCGTATCGCGATCTGTTCTTTTTTTTAAAATAAAACAAAAAAAAATTAAAA